GCCCAGTAGAATGTGAAGGGAAGCGTCATCAGATTTCCTCAAGCTCAAGCTTCCATCCGACGACGTTCTTCCATTCGTCGAACTGGGTCTCAACTGCCTTGATCATCATCGTGAGTTGGGGACGGTAGAACGTGTACGCACCTTCGACGTAGACAGAGCCCGAAACTTCTGGCCGGTGATGAGGGCCATTGCCGCCGGTCGTGAGATACGCAAGGCCGACCGCGCATTGCACGGTCACTATCATACCGGGGAAGACACCATCGAGCGGAGGCGCGTTGACATCGCTCGGCGAGTTGATCGTCGAAGCATATTTGCGGAATTGCGCAACCGAGATATCGACAAGCGTGCCGTTGATCGTGCGCTCTTGCTGAGTGGCAGCGCCAATCACGCTGAGCGTCTGTGTCAAACCACGCGCCTGATACAACAGATTGCCGAACGATGAGATCGTCAGGATCGTGTCGGCATTCGCGGGGAGAACGTTTTCAAAGGGCATTTATTTCATCCATGATGGGTTAGAACCTGCCGCCGAAGCTTGGCGGGCAATAGCAAAGCTGGAGAGATCGTCAATCGTGCTCTTCGGACCCTTCAAGCCATTGAACGACCGCCCGTCGATTGACAGGTTCAACACGCTCGTCGCCGGTACATTTCCGCCGCCCATACGCACGGGCGACGGTACGAGACCGCCGGATGCGAAGCCGGGGATCATCATGTTGTTCAACGAGTGGAATAGCTCAGCGCCATACGCTTGCACTGCCGCCGCCCTGACAACGAACTCGCCATTCGACAGACGCGAAATAATGCTGTCACTCGTGCCGCTGCCGGGGCCGCTGATATAGCCGCCCTCCGCATTGCCGGGCATAGGAGCTTCATTCGCTTTGCCGCCGCTGGCGTTGCTGCCCTTGTCCGGATTGTTCGGCGTAGTCTTGGGCGAGCCGAAAATCTTCGAGAAGAAGCCCCAGATTTTCGTGACGAGATCAAGCACGCCTTTCAAGAACGTCATGATGCTGCTGTCCATGACGCTCTGCCAAGCTTGCTCCGCACTCTTCTTGACCTTGTCCCAATTCTCAGCGACGTAGCCGATGATAGTCACGATACCGAGGATGATCAGCGGCCATGCGAGAAGCGCGGAAGCCGTCGCAGCGATGGCGACGCCGAGAGCGACAAAAATGCCAGTCCAGACTGGACCCGCGTCCTTCAAGCCAATCCACTTGGCGAAGGTCGCGACAAGATTTTCAGCCCCTTCGATAACGCGCCCTATGATACGACCGAGTTCTTGGAGGCCACTTATAAAGGCGTGAATGATGCCATTGTTGTCTTCAAAGCTCTTGCGGATAGCGTTGAGGAACGCTGTGAACGCGGGCGAGGCTGCAATCGCAAACCGCTGCGACAAGATACTGATGTCTAGGGTCAGCAACGCGAGCGCGCCCCGAAAGTCTTGGACAGCCGTCTTTGCGTCCTTGGTATCGAGAGCTTTCACCTGTTCATTGAGACGCTCCAACTGCGCTGTGTCGTGCTCCAGCACATGCAAGAGTTCGGCCCCGACGCCGCCAAGTGCTTGCATGCCCGTTGCGGCGAGGTGATTGACGATAGCAAGCCGCTGCTGTGCTGTAATCAGATGCTCAGTATCCGCTGCAAGCGTCTTACTCAACGAGATCATCGTCTCATAGCCGGTAGGCTGCGCCGTCTTCGAAGTCTGCGCCGCTTGCGCGATAATCGCCTTGGTCAAGTTCTGGACAGAGACTTCCGTCAGGTTGACGGCGCTCGTCGCGCTCTTGTTGCCGGTAACGATACCGTTGAGCCCTTCGCGGATGCTGGCGATATTTGTCAGCGCGAGCTTGGCCTCTTTCTGTTCGGCCTCCGCTCGTGCGATGACCGCTCCCTTGATCGCGTTCTCATCTTTCTCTCGCTGCTCGGCATCGTCCCGTGCGTTCTTCGCGGCCTTACGAGCGAGATCATCGTACTCCTGTTCAGCTTGCTTCATCTTTAGCGTTGCCTGCGCCGCCTTCTCTTGAGCAGCGACGCGCGCATCAGCTTCCGCTTTTCTCGCCTGATCAACAGCCTGTATCGCTTGCGCCTCTTCTAGGGCGTGCTTGTCTTCCTTCGAAGCTGGCTTTCCACTCTGTACCTCCGCAAGATGCTGCAACGCTGCTCGCGTGCTGAGTGCTGCCCCGGAAATACTAAGAAGTGCGCCCTTCGCTTCGGAAGCGGCATGCTGTGCGGCGAACTGGAGTTTGATGTACGACGCTTCGAGCGAGAGGTTGTCCTTCGCTATCGTCGCTGCACGCTCAGCCGAGTTGTCGGCAAGCGCTTTCTGAGCATCTCGCACCCGAAGGATGGCACTGGAGACACGGAGAGTAGCCGCGTCACTTTCTGTCGCGTAGTTTTTGATGCTCTCCGCGATCTGCGGCCACTCGCGAGCGATGGTGATCGCGAGACGGTTAGCGAACCTTTCGAACTGCTCTACCTTGACGCCAGCCGACGCGAAGGTGGCTTCGATATCTTGAAGCTGACCAGCGGTCACGCCGAACGCATCGGCGAGAAGCATAGTCTTTTGAGAAAGCTCGGTCTGTTGTTCAATGAATGCGACAGTCGCAGCAGTGGCCGCAGCAAGCGCGGCCTCTATCAGGCCGAGCGCGCCGGTAAGCACCTCCGCCGATTTCGCACCATCAAGAACCTTAGCCGAAAGCTTCTCGAAGTGGTCTGCCGCGTCCTCTCCTATCTTTTTAATCTTGGAGAGAAACTCGTCATCCCCCTTGAGAAGGATTTCGGCTACAAGTGGGTCGAGTTCATTACTAGCCATTGCTCAATGCGCTTTCGAAGATGTCGCTGTACATCGCCATCACGCGCTGCTCGATTTCGGCAACGTGGAATTTCTTGGGGACATGAACATTGGGGACGCCGAAGTATTTTGGAGCGCGATCCTTGATCGAAAACAGGAGGGGAGGACCGCCCGCCGCGCGATTGACCGAAAACAGTTTGTCACCGTAGTCGCTCGCTTGAATACCTTCGGCATCGGTGCCGCTGAGCGGAAGCCATAAGAGGGGCTTGCCATAGATGGTGCCGCCGGTTTCCAAGAGCGCCGCCCCCGGCAAATCAATTGTCGTGGTGATCGCGTCGCCCACTACTACGGAAGTGACTTTGCCGCTATCATACTTACCCGCACTCGCGACATCCGCCGCGACTTGGGTTTGCATCATTGACGCGATCATGTTTCTGGAGACGGCTATCGCCTGAGCATAGCGATCACGAACTTCATCGATGCCCTTCTTGAACTCATCGGTGTTGAACGTAACCGTGTATTCCATGGACCTATCCGTCTTTCTCCCAATCCTCAAACTGCTTCTTGACAGCCTTGTCATCACCGCTCTGGGCCAGCCAAAGCAAGCCTAGAGCGGTGTGGTTCTCGCGGTTCATTCTCTTCACGGCGAGAAACGTATAGGCGGCCATCTGTCTAGGGGTGTAATCCCAAACTACTGAGGGGGAGTGTCCGGCGGCGATGAGGGCTTCGATGCTGGCGGCGATTTCATATCCGGCACCCTTGTAAAGCTGGCGGAGTTGGCTGCGCTTGCGAGGGCCATGATCCTCTCCGCGAAAGGGGCGAAACCCTTTGTGAAGGTCAACCTCCCGACTGCTTCGAGAATATCAAATTGTGTTTCGAGCCCGAGCCCGGCAGCGCCAGCTTCGGCGGCTTCGTTACCTAGTTGATCCGTAGCGGCTGCGATGATCGCCGCGACTGCATCAGGAGCAACAGCCAAGAACGTGCCGAGATTGAACCCTTCTCCGGTGACCATCCCCGTAATTTTGGGAAAGCGCTTGAAGATTTCGAGACCAGCCTTGGCGCTGATGCCGTGAACGGTAAGATAGCTATCGCCGACTGTCACATCTTCTGACATCGGCGCGAGATCGGCCAAGTTAAGGCCGGGCATTTTGCTCATAACCTTTTCCTTATTAAGAGGGGGACATTCGATAAGGCGAAGCTTATACCGTGCGAGGGTGCGGAGCAGGACCGGCTTGAACCCCATTCAGAGCATTGAGGTTGACCCGAGCCGCCATGTGAGTAGCCTCCAGTTGAAATCAGAGACAAACGCGCCTTACAGGACATCGGTCGGGTTGAGCGGCTGGGTCACAGTCGCGGTGCCGAAGGTCTGTTGAAGCTGATCGAACAGCACGTCGCCGTCGAGATCGATGACGCCCCACGTGTTGGCGATCAGGCCCAGCGCCTTGTTAGGCGACAGCTTCACGAGCGGGAAGTTCACAGTCCAGACAGGACCGATATCGTTCGTGCCGACGAACTTGACTGACCCGTAAATAACCGGGTTGGAGAAGATGTTGATGGTGTCGGGCGCGGGCGACGGTCCGCCGGTCGGAAGACCAAGCAGCGCGAGACCCATGTTGCGCGCAGTCAACTCTTCGAGTTGCATCGTAAGCGTGCCAGCGAGTTCGATGACGGCGGTGAAGTCCTTCACGCGGACGCCGGTTCGCGAACTGAAATGGTCGAGTTGCGTGACCTTCGCCATAAACTCGAACTGAGGGACGTTACCGCAATCGGTGAATACGCTTTCGCCGAGCAACTTGATGCTGACGATGCCCTTACCGATGTAGTAGTTGCCGATGTTCGGAGAGTTGAGTGACCCTTCGATAAGAGTATTGCCGATTGGGTTCGCCATGTGCGCTCTCCGTTATGCAGCCGCAATTTCATCTGGGATGAACGGGTATCCGAACGTGACGCTCAGGCCCATCTGTCCCTTCATTGTCCGGTTGCGTGCCAAGTCGGTATAGCAACCGTCTAAAACTATTGAGCCGCCCGCGCCCGTAATCTTTCCGAGGGCTACATCGTGCAGGACCAAATCCATGATCGCTGCACGCGCTAAATTCAAGTCTTCGCCGACGTTCACGTTCTTCGGTTTGCGAACGTCAAGCACGACATAAATCTCTGGCGTCATCTTCATCATGCCGGGTCCGGACCGTTCACTTCGCCCCTGCATTTGCGGGAAGCGCTGATCCTTGACTTCATCGGCATCCAAGAGGACGATGCCCGGGACCATCTCCGCAGGAAGCTCATCGCGGTTGTGCACGATGTTGCCCGCTGGGATGACAGACCCGTCTGTTAGCGTAATTGTCAAGCCCGACAAGATCGTCATCAGCCTTGACAAAATCAGTTGCCGTCTGTCCGCGTTTGCCGTCATTGACGCACCGTAAATTCCCAGAGCACTGTTACCCCGGCGGGCGCTGTCCGTTTAGGCTTGCACGTCAGCGGTAGAACCTCATTCACAACTGGCGAGTTCGTTGGGGGCTGTACGAACGTCACCAATTGATCAAGCTCGTTATCGGGCGGGATTGCCAACGGCAGTCCCGTAGTCGGATCGAGCGGAGACATAATGACCCTGCGGTCGGTAGGATTAGCAAGGTCAGAAGGCTTCTCGCGCGGGTCGTACTCGATTATCGCGACCGTACACGGTCGATCAACTATCCCAGAGCGACGAAACACCGCAGCCATTCCGAACTCTTGGAGAAGTTCCTCAGCGTCGGCTTGCGTCTGAACATAGTCAAATTTCGCGGTCATTCTATGTGATCCTATGGTCCCGAACAACTAGCAACTACTGCGTCAACGGATGACCGTTCGACCCCCGCCAGAGCTAAGCAACCCGGCCTTTGAAAGCATCCGATCCACGATTGGAAACGACGCGAAAAAGCCAAGCCCAAACTTGGCATCGTAGGTGATGCTCTTCTCCAGCGGCCCGACTTTCTTGGTGACAGACGTGACAACGCCGCCCGCGCCGACGAGGCTGGGATCGTAATCGGGCTGGAGATTGGTGCCGTTGAGGACCCGGATGGCAAGCTCCGCGCAGGCGGCCTTGATTGCTTTCGGAATGCCGTTGACCGTGTCGCCGTTGAAATCGGTGACGCCCTGTCGCGGCCATTCCGTGCTCTGCTTCGAAGTGCTCGGGGTGAGATATGAAACGCCGCTGAGCGCATAAGGCGAGAGCCACGCTTCTAGGAACGTCGCGTTCGCATCCATGATCGATACGCCAACGGCCTGCAACCGCTTCACGCCGCTATAGCGGTATCTCTGATCGAGATAGTCAGTCCCCTTCACGATGGCGGCCTGCATGACCAACGTCGTTGCGCTGGCAGGGATGATATTGCCACGGCTCGCATGATAGGTTTTCAGGAAGGTTGGATCGATGTATGCATTCGCGCCGTCGATATTGGTGACAATCGAAGTCGTCAGCAAGTTCGCGCCTGTCTGCCACGTGATCGTTCCGAACGCGGGCCAGTCAGCCATGTTCGCGTTCGTGGTGGAAACCGCGAACTGATAGCCATTGGCCGCGACTTGTATGACAGTGAACGGAAGGGACTGGAACGTTGGCGCTTGCGTCAACGATGTGCCGTCATCCGGGAGCCCGGCATAGATGCCGGTATCGCCGACCGCAATGGGGCTGGCCGGAAGGGGAGACTGCAAAATTGTCAGTTGCGTGACTGTGCCGGTCTCATCTTGAACTGCGAAGACTACGGCCATGGTTTAATCCTCAAGAGTGACGCCCTGCTCCACGGTCATGACCCCGCCCATGAGCGTATCGCGTTCTCCAGTAACGGCATCGACCATGATCAGGTCATACTGATAGGGACCGGGCTGGAGCTTGTTGCGGACCACGAGATCGGTAACATTGAACTGGAGCACACGCACGACAGGGTCCAGAACGAGGATCGTCGCCGGGCTCGGACTTGTCGAAGAAGTTGACAGGTCCGGCTTGGCTTGAGACGGGTCGCTCTTGAAGTCGCAGAGGAAGTGTTTGCCGGTGAAGGACCACGACGTATCGCCCAGCACTCCGAAACGGAATGCGTTCAAGAACCAGACATTGTTCTTAATGGAGAAGGTGACAATCGCGGCCAAGATAACCTCCCAAAATAACGAGACGCGCGAGGCCGGGCCACGCGCGTCCCGGAGGAAACCTTAGACGACGTACTGTTCGCCTTCGCCCATGATGGTCATCGTGATTGGCGCATGGCCGACGAGGAAGTCGGTCGAGACCAGCTTCAAGTTGCCGTACCAGTCGTAGACGTTGTTCGCCGCGACCGACTGACCGACGAACAATTCCTTGCCCGCCGTTTCGGTGCCGGTCGTCTGCGATACGAACAACGTAAAGATCAGCGCACCAGCCGTGGTATTGACGACGTGAATGTGCTTGATGATGTCGTAGATCAACGCCGAAGCGTTGTTGTAGATATTGGCTGCCGAAACCGCGAACGGGACGGGGCCGAAGGTGCGTTTTGTGGATGGGTTCGCCATGGGGCAGTCTCCTATGTTTCGGGGTGGAATTTACCAGCTACGGCTGGCCGCTACAACTAGCAACTACGCTTAGATACAAGGGGTACATTCGAGCCGACCGCCGCAAGAAACCGACCCGGCGGAGAACGTAAGGAGACCCACCAACTGCACGGCAGTCGCTCCGTTAAGGACCAGTCGTTGCGGAGGCGCGGATATACGAAGCGCGGGCGATGCTCCGGCGACATTCAGAAATTGGCCGTTTACTGTTCCTACGCCGCCAAGTGTATTAGCTGTCGTACTACAGCCTGCTTGGGTAACCGACGCAGAGGTTATGGCAGAGCACGTAAAATCAATAGCTCCATAGACTAGATAAGTGCCCGCGACCGGCGTGACCGACGTGATACTTTTTGCTGTGCCAGTCGCAAGCGAGACGCCGCTCGCAACGCTGGCGCTTGTCGCTGTGCCAGCTATGACAGTGCCGTTTGTGCCGTTTGTGCCGTTTGTGCCGTTTGTGCCGTTCGCGCCCGGCTGACCGGGGGCTCCGGGAAGCACATCGCCGTCTGTGCCGTCGTTGCCCTCCATCAGCATAATGAAAGAAGAAGCGTTCGATCCGGGAATACCCGGCGGACCGGGCACAATGATAGTGTCGCCATCCGCGCCGTCGTTGCCGTCCAGCAGCATGATAAACGGCTGAGCGTCCGCACCTTGCGAGCCCTTAATCGTCCCAGTAATCTGCCACGTCGTTCCGTCGCTTTGCAGTTGAGAAACTACTCCATTCGTGGTGTTGAGATAGAGATCGTTGGGCATCTGCCCCGGCTGAGCCGATGGAGCGCCGACGCCAGCAAACCATTGGGAGCCGCGCGTCCCCTGTGGACCCGGCATAGTATCTGCATCAGCGCCGTCGTTGCCTTCCATCAGCATGATGAATGAAGCGGCGTTCGATCCGGGAGGCCCCTGAATGCTCAAGCCCTGCGGACCCGGCACAAAACTATCGGCACCATCAGCGCCGTCGTTGCCCTCCATCAGCATGATGAAAGAAGCCGCGTTTAATCCCTGCGGCCCGGTTATGCTCAAGCCCTGCGGACCCGGCACGAAACTGTCGGCACCGTCAGCGCCGTCATTGCCTTCCATCAGCATGATGAATGAAGCAGCGTTCGATCCCGGCGGGCCAGTTATGCTAGCGCCCTGCGGACCCGGCACATGACTGTCGTCGCCATCCGCGCCATCATTGCCGTCCATCCTCAGAATGAAGGGCTGCGCGTTCGCGCCCGGGGGACCCGGTACAACACTAGCCGGACCCGGCACAAAACTATCGGCACCGTCAGCGCCGTCGTTACCTTCCATCAGCATGATGAATGAAGCAGCGTTCGATCCCGGTGCGCCCGGAGTGCCTACGCCCGGCGGCCCGGGAATGATCGGCGCGTCTTCGCCGTCCGCGCCATCTTGGCCGGGAATGCTGCGGCCATCAATACCCGGTGCGCCCTGAATGCCTATGCCCGGCGGACCCGGAATGATCGGTGCGTCTTCACCGTCGCGTCCGTCGCTGCCCGGAATGCCAATCGCACTGCCGCCGCTGATAACGGGACCTACTGTTATCGCTCCATCGTGGCTCCAGAGTGCCCCGCCGCCGGGATCAACAGTCGGTAGGTTGAGAAGAGAGTAGAGACCCGTGGCAGCATTCAGAGTGATGCTGCCCGTTATTGACCATACGGTGATGTCGCCTGTCGCACGCATGATCG